TTGTTAGAATATAATCATGCGGACCTTCGACCCTCTGGGTCGATTACGGTCCGGATGATTTCCTTGCAGTCATTGATTTGTATGACCTACCTCAAATTTTTAGAATTCCCTAGAATTTTCAAAAAAAATGAGATTCGGCCCCCCAGGTGGGGGGCTAAATCAAACTCACCATAATTTTTTCCGAAAAGTTTGTCGTGAATTCTAAAAATTCTAGGTGAGTTGGTTCAAAAAAAGAACTTTTTTCTGTGGTCGCCTTCGGCTCCTTTGCCCTAGCTTTATCAATGCTTACCTTTAAGCATCTTCGTATTTGAATTCATTACAGTAATGTAATTCTGCAGGTAATATCGCTGTATTTGTTCCATCAGCATAAACTGCTTGGAATAGCAAATACATATTACGGTTAGTGCAAGAAGTTGATGCATCGTTATACAACAACTTTGTCTTTAAATGTTTTCCATAGTTGAAACTAAAAGGGATTGAAAATGGAGAATTATCATAAAATCCAACGGTTCCTGCAGGTGCACTTGCTGAAGTGCTGGAGAACCCTAATTTACATGTCTTTGTTTGATACAAAGTCCAAGATTCACTATTCACTGGCGTTAATAAATCTCTCATGTTCCCGTTGAACCCAGATGTGGCTCCGCCGACCTCAAAAAAGTCGCTGTTTACAGTAGTTGCCCCAAGGGCCACTCCGCTTCTTGTTTTATAACTTACCAAGAACATTTTAATCCAAAGTGGTGCCGACATTGGATTAGTTGCTATGTTATATGGGAGAAAATTCACATATCCACGGACCAATCCTTTAACACATTTAATCTCATTGCCGATACGGGTCGTATCGGTGACACCTTGTGCTATTGACGGGACAAGCGCGACATTTGTTGGTGTAGTGCCTGACACAGATGTTATGGCGGCGTTCACCGCATAGTCAACAAATTGCTTGTTCTCAATATTGCTGTGAAGAGTCTTCTTAATATACGTCTTAACAGCTTTAGAAAGGCCTCCTTTAGGCTTTCTGGCGCTTCGCTTTTTGCGGAAAGCGGTTCTCTTTCCTGGTTTTGCATTTTTCATCGTTGATGTAAAATGCCTAAAGATATAATCTTTCCCTAATTATATGAATAATTTAGAGACGATAGAGATGGAGGGGGGTAATACTAAAATCCCCCCTCCTCCTTCCAAAAAACAAGCAATGCAGTGCCTTCATTGGTGTTTTACTTGGAACAATTACATCCAAAAAGACATAGAGACGTTAGAGACTTTATTTAGGCATTTATGTCATAAATGGGCTTTCCAAGAGGAAAAAGGCGAGAATGGAACTCCTCACCTTCAAGGCGTCATGTCTCTGAAAAAACGTGCTCGTTGGACTGAATTTGGATTACCCAAAGCTCTGCATTGGGAAAAGGTTATAAACCTTACGGCCGCATATGCTTATGCAACCAAAGAAGCCACACGTGTTGGGTCCGTGTTTACTTTCAATTATCAGGTTAAATACATCGAAAGTATTACAATGTTCTACGAATGGGAGGTCAAGGTTAAAGAGCTTCTTTTAACGACACCCGATAATCGAACCATACACTGGTTCTGGGAACCTAAAGGTTGTGCGGGTAAAACGACATTCCAAAAATGGGTCTATACGCACATGGACAACGTTGTAGTCCTATCGGGCAAGGGCAGTGATATGAAAAACGGTGTCTTACAATATCACAAAACCCAAGGCAAATTACCTAAAATAATTTTAATCAACCTCCCAAGAACACTCTCCGCTGACTACGTAAGCTACACCGGCATAGAAGAAATCAAGGACTGTTTCTTCTTTTCCCCTAAATACGAGGGCGGCATGATATGCGACGCCTCACCGCATGTCTTGATCTTCGCAAACGAAGAACCTAAAATTTCCAATATGTCTGCCGACCGTTGGAACGTTGTTAGAATATAATCATGCGGACCTTCGACCCTCTGGGTCGATTACGGTCCGGATGATTTCCTTGCAGTCATTGATTTGTATGACCTACCTCAAATTTTTAGAATTCCCTAGAATTTTCAAAAAAA